TCCCCCTGCACATCACCTTCAGCGCGAGCACGCTGAGCCTTTTCAATTTCGCTACGCAAAGCAAGCATGTCGGCTTCGCGCTTGATGCCACGGCCACGGATAGCGGCCTCTTGTTTGCCGAGTTCTTCTTCAGCGCCGAGCATCGAACGGCCAAACCCACCAAAGAGTCCGCCAATACCCTTCTGCCCACGGGTAGCTTCACCTGCGGCAATCAATGACTTGAAGAACTCCATCTTGCGCTGATCGCGCAGGTCTTGCTGTTGGCGAGTATCTTCTTGAGCTTGCTTGGCTTGAAGGGCTTGCAGCCCAGCCAGTGCTTCTTGCCCGATGGGTTTACTAAGGACACCAAAACGCTCGGGGTACTTTTTGCGCAGTTCCTCTTCCAACTCCACCGGCGACTTAACCGATTCTGGCCTTTTCTTAAGTTGCTCAAGCCCGAGCTTGTACAACTCACGTGCTCTCTTGTCGGTATCAAAGTCCTCGTCTTCAACCTCTTCGCCTTCAGCAAACGAAACCAGACCGCCACCCGCAGCCGAGAACATCTTCTGCGGTACTGGGTTAGCGGCGATACCGCCCATAAGCTGATTTATGGCTTGATCGCGGCGCTGCCTGTCCATCGCCATAACACCGACCGACTGCTCCACTTTTTCTTTGACGGTGTTGCTCGGAGGCATAGCGGGTTGCGCACCACCTTGAACACGGTTACGTCGCTCAAGCTCACTAAGTGCCACGTAGGGGGGCACCTCGGGGTTCATGCCGTTGGCATACGCCACCACCGCCTGAGTCGGCATATCTTTAAGCCGCTCGGCAATCTGGATCAGATTCATGAATTAACCCCCGAGATTCACGCCAAGTTTCTTGAGGCTTTCGATCAACGACCCGAGGCCACCAACCGTAGAACTAAGCTGCCCGATACCACTTTGTTGGGCGGGCGTATTGGTCACAGTAGAGATGGGCAAGCCTTGCAGCATCGACTGAAGGAACTGAACTTGAGTCTTGGGGTAGTCGCGCTGCGTCAAGAACTCATTGAGGTCGGCAGTAATGCCTTCTTGCTCAATCGCCCGTTGCTTTGCACCAGCCTCAGACATCATGTCTGCCAACGTCTTAGCCTGACCAACTTCGGTGTTGAACTGGCCCATCGCCTTGTCGTACGCATTAGCGTACCCAGTGCCGATTGCTTTGTTGGCTTCGCTCAAGAGGTTACGCTGCAACTCCGCATCCATGATGGCTTGCCTACCACCACCAAATGCACCGGCCTTAGACATCCGGGCAGCGTTCTCCATCTGCTTAATCTGCGCCTGCCGATTTAACTCGGTAAGTTGCGGTTGCAGCACAGCGTTCAGGTACGGATTCATGTACTGCGATGCAATACCCGTAGGTTGTGCTGCACCTGCTGTGGTCCCCGTTGTGGAGGCGGTCGGCAATGTCGGTGCGGTGCCGGACGTAAACGACTGCCCAAGCTGAGAGGGGAATGTTAAAGCGCCCAACCCACCAAAGTACTTATTCTGAAGAGTAGAGGTACCAGCAGTCAGCGGACCTTGATACGTCTGATACGGCTGCGCAGCAATAGCTTGCGATTTGCCGAGCATATCAGTTACATACGGGCCAGCCCACTCAGAAAGAGTAGAGGAAGAAGTTCCGCCCGCAGCAGGCAGTGCGGAAGCGCCAGTGCGAGTGGTGCCCCCTGTAGTTACGCCGTTAGACATACGTGCTCCTTACTTGGGGAGGAATTTATCAGCGCCAGAAGGCTTACCGCGCTTGGCTCGTTTCCGTGCATTGTGCACGCGCTCCATCATGGCGTACAGCTTCCGAGCACCCGCTTCAGACGAGCCGTTTCCAATCTCAGACACCGTACGAGCGTCGATCACAAACTCACCGTCCGCAAGCCGAGCCGGTCGGCCAGAACCATCGAACTTGGCGGCGATTGAATCAGAGACACCGTCGCCGGGGCCGCGCAGATACCGACTGCCTTGGCCACCACCGGCAAGCATAGCGATACCGCCGGGCATATAGCCCCCTGCGGCGTTCCCTGGGGGCGGCGTGGTCACAGGAGCCGGGGTGTAGCTAAGCGGTTCAAAGTACGTAATGCCACCTTGACCGGGCCGATACGGAGTGGTTACGTTGCCAACCGTGGTAGTCGGACGCTGCTGTGCAATAGGTGTTTGGACACGAGTAGCGGTGTACTGAGGGATGCCGCCTTGGTAACCGCTGAAACCGCCACCGCCGCCACCACCCAGCTTGTTCAGCAGAGCAGCAAGCCCTGTAATACCCAGAAGCTGTCCCCCCGGACCAAAACTACCGGTGCCCTTGAGCAGATCGGTGATGCCCTTGAACCAAGAAGTACTGCCGACAGAAATGGGGCTTGTGCCACTGGGGATGATGGGATTGCCAGAAGCATCCAGAGGGGTGTCATCGTCTAGCGAATACCACGACCCGTCTTCTTCGTTCAGATAAAGCATGTCAACCCTTTCGGATGATCTCAAGCAACTCGGCTTCCGTCATGGGGGTTTCGCCTTGCCGCAACAAGTAGTCAAGATAGCCGCCCGCAGCCGCTTCCACGGGCTCATTTTCTTCTGATTTCCCTCTCGGAGCAAACGCTTCCTCTAGCGCCTCCAACGCCTGCTCCGGTTCAGCGCCCGGCTGCACCACGCTTAGTGGCTTGTACTTCTCTGCCTTGACCGTGCCTTCTTTGGTCAGCTTCTGCTTCTTGGAGCCGAACTCCTTGCCGTAGTAGAAGACGTTGGCAAGTCCAGGGATGCCCAGAGCCGCAGCCACAGCTTGCGCCTGGGGCCACGTAAACCCGGTCGGCGGTTCAGGCCGTGCCGTAGTAGGTCTGGCCGTGGTGCTAGTGATTCTGGGCGTGGTTGTCGGAGCAGGCGTAGTGGTGGTCTGCCTATCGGTAGTCACAACCACCTGCTCAATGGTGGTGGTAGTTGTAGTAGTTTTCTTTTCCTCAATCACCACCTGCTCAGGGGTGGTGGTAGTGGTGGTAGTTTTCTTGTCCTCAACCACCACCTGCTCAGGGGTGGTGGTAGTGGTGGTAGTTTTCTTGTCCTCAATCACCACCTGCTCAGGGGTAGTGGTAGTGGTGGTAGTTTTCTTGTCCTCAATCACCACCTGCTCAGGGGTAGTGGTAGTGGTAGTAGTTTTCTTGTCCTCAATCACCACCTGCTCAGGGGTGGTGGTAGTGGTAGTAGTTTTCTTGTCCTCAATCACCACCTGCTCAGGGGTAGTGGTAGTGGTGGTAGTTTTCTTGTCCTCAATCACCACCTGCTCAGGGGTGGTGGTAGTGGTAGTAGTTTTCTTGTCCTCAATCACCACCTGCTCAGGGGTAGTGGTAGTGGTGGTAGTTTTCTTGTCCTCAATCACCACCTGCTCAGGGGTGGTGGTAGTGGTGGTAGTTTTCTTGTCCTCAATCACCACCTGCTCAGGGGTAGTGGTAGTGGTAGTGGTAGTGGTAGTTGTGTCCTTAATCACCACCTGCTCAAGGGTGGTGGTAGTGGTAGTAGTTGTAGGCAACAAATCTGTTTGAGTCAGGTCTTCACCATTTGCACCTTTAATAACTACTTGCTCAAGGGTAGTCGTAGTCGTAGTAGTGGTTTGCCTACCGGTAATAATTTCCACTTGTTCAGAGGTGGTCGTAGGCGCAGCGGTCGTAGTGGTAGTCCCACCGATAATAGTAACAAGATCTATATTAGGGTCGAACAGCGTACCATCAGGATTAAATATATTGCCGTTTGTAGTCATGTAACTACCGTCGGCAAAGTACGTAATCGGCCCAAGCACCTCTACGGTCTGAGTGCTCGTATTGCCAACCTTTTGGTCGTTTCTGTCGTAGATGTCACCCTTATCGTCTACGTACCACCCAAGGCCGTTATTCAAGTCTACAAAGTCGCCTTTAGGAGCTTTGAAAGCCCCAGTGGTGCCGACGGTAATTGCACCAATATTTGTGCCCGTGCCCGTGCCCGTGCCTAAATCCGAAGTTATCGGAGTTGGAGTTGGTTCAGATCCATCAGCGTTGAATACGTCTCCTTTATCATCAACATAACGCCCATCTGGCAAATTAATGTATTCTCCTTTAGGGGCTTTAAAATCCGCTTTATTTGCCCCAGCAGGTACGGAGTATTGCCCGCTAGCAGCATCAGTCTGCGATACAACTGTAGTTGGATCGTTGGCTCTTAGCTGAGTAGTTGTCGAGCTTGCGCCAGTGCCGTATGCGCTGAGTGCGTTACTGAGGTCGCCGGTAGCACGCAAGATGTCACCCATCTTGCCGGAATCAATAGCCTGCCACAGAGCAAGTGCGCGGCCCGCAACCACCGTATCTTTGCTCTTGGTGAGATCACCAAGTGACGCAATTGCCTGCCCGTACTGCCCGTTAGAAACAGCCATCAAAGCAGAAGCGCCTTTGGCCGCATCACTTAGAGTAAACCCAGTGCTTCCAATCTGGGTATCAGCCGCACCGGACGTAAGAGGTGAGTTACCAACAGCCTGTAAGAATGCCCCCCAATCTTTTCTGGAGAGGGCGTCACCAATACGGGCGAAAGAAGCTGCGTCCGTAAATGTGGAAGTTGGAAGACCTAAAAACGTGCCCGTATTAACCGTAGCCCCACTGATCGGGTCTATTGCGGTAGCCGCGTTGGAAAAACCAGCGCCTGCGTTTAAGGCGGATGTAAGTGCAGAAAGCCAATTACCTTGGCTTGCGTGCAGGCCAGCGTTAATGAGTGCGCCGTAGGGGCCAAGGGCCGGGCCTACGACCGCCATAATTCTGGCTAGGTCACCTTTCCATTGCTCAGAGTAATCAAACCCCTCAGCACCAACTTGGACTCCGTTGGCGTCGTAGTCAACGATGACACCACTGTCGTCACCGGTAAAGAACCGAACACGCGAACCCGTTACGTTACCCGCTGCATCGTAACCGAGGGTTGTTTCAATCGGTTTGCCCTGAGGCCCAATCTCACTCTTGAACCCTTCGTATCCAGAGGTGTTATAAGTTGGATTACCTTGATCGTCGTAGCTAATGCCGGAATACACAGGCTTGATCGTAAAGCCGCCTGATGTGCTGACACCGGGAATAACTTCCTGAACGCGCCCTTCACCACTTGGGCCAAACTGCTGCCACGCAACCTCGGCGGGATTAAAGTTTAGTCTTCCAAGATTAGGGTTGTAGAACAGGGCTTCTTCAAGAAAACCCTTTGGACCCTGAGAGAAAGTCGGCGCGTTTAGATTTTGGAAGTTAGTTGTATTTATTGGCTGCGTGCCGTACAGGATCGCGTTCAAGTCCAGTGGCGCAGTGGTCGTACCCGCAAAAGTTTGCGTGTTTGCAAGCGTAGTCCCAGGCGCAGGCGTGGTCGTGCCACGGATGATGTCCAGCAGATCATCCTCTGTCGGCTCAAATTCACCAAAGAAGTTGTTCACCATGATCTTATTGAGTCAGGTCGTAGAAGGAAAGCGACCCGATGCCGCCCCCGGAACCCGCGCCGCCTGTTGTCACCACTCTAGCAGCCAAGGTGTAGATGTCGCTCACGCCCGCCAAAGATGCGCCAAGTTGCAAATCCCAGTTGTAGGAATTCACAGAAGCAAGCGGCGTGGGGCCAGACTTGCCCGTGGTGAAGGAACTTGACGCAATGATGCCGCCCGTCATGGCGGTGGCCGAAATATCAGATTCGACGTTTACATCCGAAGACACGGCAGACCACGACGGTCCGGTCAGCGTTGGATTTTTAATCAGCGCAAGTTCGTAGTTGTCCGCCGTTGTGGGCAGGAAGTTAAGAGAAGAAGGAACGACAACCGCCCCAAGCGCCGTTGACGCCAACCGTATGGACACCATGGGGTAGAACGAAGTCGTGATGGTTGAACCGGAAGTCGCGTTTATCCGTCTTGCCACATGCTCGATGGAGGTTGCCTCATATCCGCCTTCAGAGATTACGGATGAGCAGATAGACTTCATCGAAGCCGCCACCGCAGAAGTCGCGGTTCTAATCTCATACCGCACCGGCAGGATAGCCGTGGTCATGTAGACGTTGGTGATCTCGTTGGCGTTGTTAAACGTATGGCAAACGATGTACTGGCCATTGATGATGAAGCCGCACCGCACCGACCCTACGCCCAACCACTCAAAATCCATCCACAGAATCTGCGCCTTGGACGGGTCGAGCGTATAGCCGGAGGCTCCTGTGCCGTCCAACTTGTCGCCGTTCCAGTCATCTTGGTTTACGGTGCGGGCGTCGGACGGAGAGCCGGTAACCGAAGATCGCAGCACAAAAGAGTAAACCCCGTCGATGCGTTGGAAGAACACACCGTTGCTGTCGTTGAAGTAGCCCACCCGCTGCGTGAGGTTCAGGCTCTGGTTGCTGTCCATCACAAAAGTGGCAAGCACCAACAACCCCTTACCCGGCTGATAGGGGAAAGAGCGATAAGTCTGCCGAACGACGGTTCCCACACCACCTGCGGTCACTTCCATTTTAACTGCCGCTTCGTTGGGCAGGTATGTGGTTGAGCCTGTGCCCGTCGTGGCCACATCGAATTGGTTGTCTGCGGCGTAGCGGTTCTGGCTGTCGAAGAGCGTATAGGGCTGGCTGACCCGCAGCCGCCCAAAGGCGTCTACGTTGGTGCCGCCGATAGAGACTGGGATGGGTGATGTGGTTGCCACGATGCCCCTCAGTATTGCGTCTAGACGGTTGAAGTACAGACGCAAGATATTGTTGAACTGCTCCTGATACCGAGAGTCGTAGTCCCCGGGTGCCAGAGGCAGATTGGGCGGCGCAGGTACGGTGACATTTTCGATCAGTAAGGTCATGTCAGCGTCTGCCGTCGTTGCGAACGTCGATGCGGGGTGAGCCCAACTGCCACGCTACGCCAAGCGCGGTGGACTCAGCCTTCATAATCAACTGACGCCCGCGCACCCGGATGTAAACGATGTTGGTGAACTGCTCAATCGGCACCGTCGCCGTACGCGTGACTGCTGCGCTACTTGACCCGCCCAGGGACTGCGGATTGTTAAACCCGGAGCCCGACCCCTTCATGGGGATGAGCGTCATGGTCAGTGATGGGTTGTTTGCCGTTGACCCCACGAACGTCACGTCCGGCACCATGCGCCAGACGAAGCCGAAGTTCTGCCCGTCTTCGATGTCAAACTCGGAAGACTCGATGTATGCATTGATTGCCACGGGTGTCCCGGTGGAGTTGTCATCCACGCCGTTCTCGTGCTCCACGATATTGCCCAGGTACGTTGCGGCAATCGGATACTCCAACAAACCCGAATCAAGCCAAGCCGTCCGGGCTAGATTTCCGTAGTACCAGATTTCCTCTGCGTAGTTGTAAACGACGTACCGATCAACGGAAAAAGAGTTGGCAGAGCAGTAGAACCACCAAATCTCATTGAAGCCCTCGTTGGTTCCGGCGAAGACTTGAGCCGCTTGAGACTGATTGAAATCCCCAAAGATGTGACGGCGCAGATCACATTTAAGCGTCTGTATGCGACCGTCATACACGTAGAACTTATCCACGCCCATCCAGTAGATGCGCCCAGAGCCGATGGCTACCGCGTTCGGCCCCTCAATGGAGATGTTGCTACCCAGAATCTGTGCGCCCCAAACCTCTGGTGCCCCAAGGTACTGCAAGGAGTAAACGGCGGAGTCCGTGAACACCACGATTTCCTGACGGGCTTGGATGGCCGAAACGATTTCACTGCCGTCAGACAGACGCAGGCTTCCTGCCTGATTGGTCGCCGCCGGGGTCCAGTCAACCGCACTCTCCTGATCCGACCACCGAATCAGCATGGGGTCGAGCACAGACGACCCGATCTCGTTGCACCCGAAAGCAAATACAAAGCGATTGATGTCGGACACGAAGACCAAGTTCTGCTTGGTCGGTACGCCGTTGGCCCCGGATACGGTAGAGAGGTTGACGCCACGGGTGGTGACTCCAGCCGAAGCATCCCAGTAGTACATGCCGCCACCACGGGGGCCAAACACCAAGTCTTCGCCCCAGTTCTTTTGGCTCCACAACTGAATTGCTGTGTTGGACGTGCCGCCAATACCCCAGGCGCCAGACCCCCAAGTGCCTGCGCCCCATCCGTTCAGGGGAATTGCAAATGCGGAACCGGTGTTTACTTGATAGGCCGCAACAACCGAAGCACCGCCGCCAGGAGAACCGGCAATCGCCGTGGCGTTAGGCACCACAGAGATCGTGATTGTGTAGGTGTTGGAGTTGATGACGGTGACCTGAAACTCTTGGTTCAGGACCGCTGCGGTCACGTTGGTGCCCACACCACCAATATCAACGGCACCGCTGAAGGTTACGAAGTCGCCCGTCACGCAGCCATGAGCCGCGTCGGTAACCGTCACCGTGGTTGAGGCGGTCAGTGCAAACGGGTTATTGAGCGTGACCGTATCGCGGATGGGCGTGATGTCGTTGTAGATGCCGCCGCGCTCAATATAGAACTTCAGGTTGGTACCAACACCAACCAGATTCAGACTGCCCAGGGTGACCCAGTTCCACAGGGAACGGCAAACCCCAAGGAATGTAGACGCAGAGATGCGGGTCCACCCGCCAATCTTCTCAGGCGTACCCTGGCGGAAGCGCACCTTGTCGCACTCGTACCAACCGTTCTCGTTGGTATAGCGGGTGTTCTCTTTGTTTACACCGGGCTTGAGTGTGAGTTTCTTCAGCGGCATAACGGTATTCTCCCGTCAAGACAGGAAAAGGGCAATCTCGGCTTCCCGGCGCTTGACCAGACCCGGCAGGACTTTGCCGCCGCCCATCGTCCACTGGCGGAAGGCGTCTGCCGCCCCGCTCCAGTCATCCCGGTTGGCCCGCATTCTGATCTGGCTGCGCTGAAGGTTACCTAGCCCTGCATTGAAGGAAAAACTGACCAGAGCGTCAAAAGAGCCTTGACGGCCAGATACGCCGGGAACAAGTCGAAGAACACCACGTTC